CTCTATTGTTGCAGATGATAGGGAAGATACCGTAAAAGTTGATCTACAAAGGACTGAGTGGTCTAAAGGGATTCAGAAGAAGGTTGCCGAGGAGTTTTCAAACGTTTTAGATATTTTAGAGTTTAGAGGGAAGGGATTTGAGATGTTCAAATCTTGGTATATTGACGGAAGAATATTCTATCAAAAAGTTCCTAATAAAGATAAAAAGAAAGGTTTACATTCAGTCAAAAGACTAGATTCACTCAACATAAAAAAAGTGAAAGAGATTACAAAAAAGACAGATCAAAAGACTGGCGTCGAATATATCACGGGAGTTAAAGAGTACTATATTTACAACAAAGAATCAAATTATCATCCAGGATATACTTCAATGAAGGGTAATGTTACAACCAGTATCAAAATACCTGTTGATAATATTGCCTATGCTCATTCTGGGTTGTTTGATAGTGAAAAGGAACAGGTTCTCTCACACCTTCACAAGGCAATGAAGACGTTAAATCAACTTCTAATGCTAGAGGATAGTGTTGTGATATATCGCATCTCTAGAGCTCCCGAAAGACGAGTATTCTATATTGATGTGGGTAATCTTCCAAGAACAAAAGCAGAACAATATCTTCAAGACATCATGAGAAGATTTCGAAATAAGTTAGTCTATGATTCATCAACTGGTGAAGTTCGTGACGATCGAAAATTTACAACTATGACTGAGGATTATTGGTTGCCAAGAAGAGAAGGGAAAACTGGAACTTCAATCGAGACTTTACCAGCTGGTTCAAATCTTGGTGAAATGGAAGACGTTGAGTATTTCAAAAAGAAACTTTACAAGTCTTTGAATATCCCAACTTCTAGACTAGAACAGGAAACTGCTTTCAACATGGGTAGAAGTGGTGAAATAACCAGAGATGAAGTGAAGTTTGCTAAGTTTGTTGATAGATTGAGAAGAAGATTCTCAGAAATATTCTATGACCTTTTATCCACACAACTTATTATGAAAGGTGTGATGACTAAGGAAGAGTGGGATGAGAATAAAGATAGGATTGAATTTGTCTATTCTAACAACTCTTATTTTTCTGAACTGAAGAGTATGGAATTGCTGAGGGAAAGATTTGCTTTAGCAACTGAAGCAGAATCATACGTTGGTGAATATCTATCTCGCAGATGGATGTATAATAATGTATTTAAGTTTAGTGATGCTGAAATTGCTGCGATGAAGAAAGAGATTGATAAAGAACAGGATGTTGGTGAAATCACACCTGATGATTTCGGTAATGCTGGTGCTGAACTAAAACCTCCAACCTCAAACTCTCAACAAAGACCCTCACCTCAACCTCAACCGAACAGACCAGATCCGAATGAGCAAATGGTTTTAGATGATACTGATATTGTTTCCAATTTTGCAAAAGCTAATAATTTGAGCACTAAAACTGTATCACAACTTCTAGAAAAGTTTTCTGAAGTGGAAGATGAATAATAATGAATTTTGAACTTGATATAGATTCTGAATCAATAGTTTTGAAAGAGGGTATTGATAATTCTTTCAGAGCAGTTTTCGATATACAGAACTTTTCTGTTGAACTTGTAAAAGAAAGACCTAATATTGATATTTTCTTTCAAGAACAGTTTGCTCCAGAAAAACATATATCCTTCGGTGTATCTTTAGATGAGAGTTCAAATGTCTATGATTCGGACTTTAGAAAGTTTTTTGGAATCCACACTTTCAACATTTTCTGTGAGAGTAATCAACCGAAAGATTTCAACGAAGATTTTGAAAAGTTCTTTGGAGTTATTAGTTCTAGTTTAGATTTTTCAACTTTACAAAATCTAAAACCTCAGAAGAAGGTTATTGAGGAACCAGAAATAGTTCTAGAGCAAACTGAAGAAGTGGTTGAAGAGGAAGTTATTGTTGAAGTTGAGAAACCTTTTCCATTCAGAGTTTCATTAAATGAGTCAAACTTTGTATATGATTGCGATTTCCGAAAATATTTCAATATTCATAATTTTGAAACTTGTATTGATAGGTCTAAAAACGTTGATGATTTAGTTTTCGAAGAACATTTCCAAATCAAAAAACAACCAGAATATGATTACAACATTATTGAGAATCTAAGGAAAGACCTCAACAGTCGAAAGATAGTTACAAGGGAAGAGAGGGAGAGCGTAGTCTTCAATGAACCAGAAGTTTCTGTATTGGAAGAGGCTAAAGAATCCCTAGAACCTAATGTTGAAGAAACTACGAGTATAATCAAAGAGAATCATTTCTACAAGATTGTTGAAGTTGATGCTCCAGAATACATTGAACCAGAACCTGAGATTGAAGTTTCATATAAAGATGAAGTTGAACAACAACTTGCCGATATGGAAAACAAGTATGAAGATTTACTCCAAAAGACTAAAGAAGGGTATCAATCTCAATTGAATAAGATGGTTAGTGACTTTTCAGATTTTAGAAATCATATTAATCAACAAGTAACTAGAATGTCTTTTATATCCTCTGCTACTGGTGGTGGTGCGGTAAATATTCTTGATATGGATGATGTTGATAAAACAAATCTAAGTAATGGGTACACCCTTTCATATAACGACACTTTTAAGAAATTTGAGTTTATAAATCCTTCAACTGTCGGATCCTCAGCTTCCTTTGATAGTATGCAATCAGATGTTTTTGATATAGTTCAAGAAGATTTAGATAATGAATATATAGATTTATCCTTCTCAGCTGACAGTAACTATTACGATATTTCTGAAGTTCAGATAAATGGTGTTGTGAATTATTACCCATTATACAGTTTTACAACTTCTAGAAGAATAAATATTTCAAACCTAAATGTGGGCGTTGGTGATAAAGTTAGAGTTGTTTACATAAAAAGTTAAACTTTTTTTTCAAAATCGTCAAAAAGTGTTATATATAAGTATAGAATATAAAAACTTTTGAAACTTGAGAACTTCATATAATGTTAGAACATGAGAACTCAAGGAGTAGAAGATGCCATTGAAAATAAGAGGTGGCCAGATAAAGCACTCTTCCATAGAATTGGAAAATATCGAAGATATAGACTCTGGAAAAATATTGGGTAGAGGGTCTGGTGACGGAACTGGTACAACTTCTCTAATCTCATCTCAGGATATAAGAACTATTGCAGGACTAACGACGACTGATAATGTTCAATTCTCTGAAATAAGTGGAGATCAAGGGGTTTTTGCATCTTTAGATGCCGATGGGAGCGTTATATTCGAATCCGACTTGTCTATTAGCGGAAACCTTGTAGTAAAAGGTGATAAAACTAATATAGATACAACTAATCTAACGCTAGATGATCCAATAATATACCTTTCAAAGGGAAATGCTTCAGATTTATTAGACATTGGAATAATAGGTAGTTACAAATCGACGGACAGTGGGTCTAGTATTATTTCAAATGCTGATTTCGATTATGATATATCATCTGATGATTGGATTGATGTTTCACTTGGACATTATCAAAGATTTTACGTTGATTGGAGATCCTATTATAAAGATTTATCCTTCCATACAATTTCTGGGGGTGCAACAAATGCAGCAATGGCATATCAAGATATTGAATTTTCCGTTGACACAACAGGGAATAAATCTTATAAATTTACTGTGGATATTATGATTCAATCTTCTGCGCATTCGGGAGTATATTGTGAACTATCTTTCTGGGAAAGATCGGAAACTCCGTCTGTAACCACAAGGTCTAATGCAGTAGATAATAATAAAGTATATGTTGCATATATACCAGGAGCAACGCCTGTTGGAGATTGGGGTCGGCAATATAGTACTGATTATAATACTATGTCATCAAATACAATAACGCCAACATCCGATCTTTCTGACGGATTTATTATATCAATTAAAGTTGGAAATGGGACTAATCCAGGGAGGAACCCTTGGGTTGGAGGTGGAACCCTTCATATTAGTAATGTAAAATTGTATGAAATTGACGTATCAACTGGGAATGAAACGGAACTCGTCCTACCTTCAGAAAAATATTCTGGAATATTCCGAGATTCCGATGATGGAAAATTCAAGTTATTCGATACGGCAGAAGACTTATCATCCAGTACAACAGTAACTCCAAACTACACAGACATTTCTGGATATGAGTATAGTAGAGGTAC